CGCCATAATTAGTTACAGTTAAAGTTGCACTTAAATCAGTTGTCGCATGTGCTGCATTACCTACTTTAACAGCTAAACTAGAACCTCCTGATGAAGAATCAATAACTCTTACTTGAACTCTATAAGTTTTATTTTTTACAGTAGAGATTGCTTGTGATACTGCTGCATCATTTAAACGTAGTCTTCCATTACCACCTGAATTATATGCAGGAGTTCCACCGCCTACAGCACCAGTTGTAGCATTTGTCCAACTAGTTATATTAGAAGTAAATTCTCCATTAGTAATTAATTCTGTTGGCTTTAAAAAAAAAGACTCAAAGTCTACTCTTCGCATATCAGATGGGAATGCATATTCCGCATCTCCTGCTTGAAGGACTTGAGTCGTTGATGAATGTAATAAAGGAAGTTCAGCTCCTTCATTATAAATGTCATGTACTGATTTATTAATAAAATCTTTAACAGCTGTTTGAATACCACGACTACTAGAAAAATTAGATGAAGTCATTTCAACTTCATTTAATTCTCTTAAGATTCTATTTGATAAAACTAAGTATGTTGTAGCCACTATTCTTCCTCTTGTTTAATATTGTCATGTACAGAATGTTCATACTTAATTAGTAATTGTTTAATACGAGATTCTGCATCTATTAATTGTTTTTGTAGGTCTTCGATCTGCTTTTTTAAGGCAGCAGTATCAGACTTGTATTCTTGAATTACTTCAAGAAGTTGATTTCTTTTCTGATAACTCATTTAGTAACTTTACAATGTGATCTAATTTATCACCTTGAGAAGTAACTTTATCTTCTAAATTCTGCACCCTAATTTCTTGGGGAGAAGGTACAATTCGTTGTCCAGTACTGGCATGAGTCTTTTGTCTTAAATCATAAGTAGCCATATTATCTCCTAATTAATAAGGGTTGAATTAAGGGGGATATAAATACCCCCCTTAAGTTATATATTATTATGATACGTCTGTATCGTGTTGTGTACTTGTATTGTGATCTGATTCGTTAATACCCGATACATCACAAAATACTGCCCAAACACGGATTTTACCCGCACTCGAAGCTGCACCAGCTGTTAATACATCTAAAGTATTCGCAGAAGCAACTACAAGTCTCGCTGTAGCTGTTAAAGTCGCATACCCTGTTGCATTAGTATCGCCATCAACAAAGTTGTCAACGTCTCCACCTGTGATACCTAAATCCATAGTAGCAGAACTTGATAATGCAGTGATTACCTCAATTCCAGCTTCCATGATTAAAGTTTCTGCAGGAATGTCAATAGCGTATAAAATGTCGCCATTTGCTGTTCCTGCGTCACCTGCTACTGCTGACACGTCAATTGTATTTTCTACAAGATAAGGTGTTCTACCATTAGACGGATGTCCAGTAGTTCCACCTACACCTGTTACGTTATATGTTGGCATATCTATCTATTCTCCTTCTAATTAACCTACTGTTATAACACCTGAGTAAACGCTTGTTGATCTCAGAATTTTTCTTCCGAAAACATGCAAGCCTCTCACGATGTCTGAAAATGAATCAGGATCTCTGATAAGTTCTGTTTTCGCAATATGGTTTGCCGTAGCAACTGCACCTTGGTGCCCATAAAGGATTGCATACTCATTAGATCCCGCTGATCCGAATGTTTTAGATGCTGCTGCTCCACTTGAAACTGCTATCGCATTTGTAGAGTAAAGTCTAAACCCAAATAAAGGTCTATCTGTTACCATACCGTTTCTCATAGAAGATGCAGAACCGTCTGACATTACTGATTGATCCATGATTTTTGCACCTGCTTTTCTCAATTGCTTGTAAAAAGCTGGTGGTGCAACTAACCATCTGTTTTCTTCTGGTACGTCATTACCATCAAGAACTGTCTTAGCAGCTGATATAACATCTGCTAATGTATCTGCCGCAGCATCTCCATCAATTGGCGAAGCATCTGTTCCAGTGTTCGCTGCTGATGTTGAAGCATTGTCATAAATGTGTTTTAATACATTATAGTCGTAGTTCTTTTTTAGTGAATAAGCACCTGAAGAAGTTGCTAGAGCTTCCCAATTTACGTGTGATTGTCTTTCTTCGATGTCATCTACTTTAAACGCAAAGTATGAACCTTGGTCGACAGTAAGTTGTAACTTATCATCTGCCAAAGTTTGTGTGTTTACAGTTTGACCTCGAGCGTAGTCGCTCACAGTAATGGTAGGCTCTTTCACGATATTTACCGTGTCGCCAAAATTTTCAATTTCTCCAGCGTAATCAGTGTTAGTAATATCTTCAACAACTGATGCACGTCTGAAAAACTTTTGAACCTTTTGACTATATACTGCTGGTACCCAATTACCTGATGGTAAATTCTGGTAGCCAGTAGCTAGTCCCATTGTAGCCATGTGTTAGCCTCCAATTATATTGTTATTAAGGTTGGATTCTACCTTCTCTTACAGCCTTATCGATTTCTTCTTCGTACTTAGCATACTCACGAACATTCATTTTACTAATTTCCGCATTAGACCAAACTTTCTTTGTAGGAGCATCTGGTGCTTCTGCTTTTTTAGTTTTACTAATAGCTCTAGCAGCTTCTTTTTTAACATCCTGTGTTTCTTTCTTACTATACTTACCAAGTCCTTTATCCATTTTATATAGATCAAGTGCTCTGGCAGCAAGTGAAGCATTGCTTGTATTTTCATACAACCAATCCTGAATTACAGGATCTTGTTTTGCAGCCCATTCATGAAAATCGTCTTTTGCACGAAGTTCATTAAAGTCAGGATGCACTTTTAAAAGTTCCACTTCAGCTTTTTCCTTTGCAATCTCTTCCTGTTGAACTTGAAGATTTTGGTATTTAGTCTCCATCTCTTTTGTTCTATTATCCGCTTTTGTCATAGCAATGGTTTCAACCATTTCATAAACATCGGGATATTCCTTTCTCCAAGATTCTAATTCATCTTTAGATTTAGGTGGAACAAACTGTTTGGATGATTGCTCAAGTTGAGTTCTTAAAGTTCGAACTTCATCTTTATGCTTTCCAAGGGTAGAATCATAATGTTTTTTCAAATCGCCGTAGCGTTTCTTAAAAACACGTTCTTCTGCATTTTCAGGGCGTTCAGTTGAAGGAGTTGCCTTACCATCTAAGCTTGCAATTTCTTCTGATGCTTCAGTGTCCTTTTGAACGGTTGCTGTCTCTGCTTCTTCTTTTTTTTCTCTGTGAAATTTCTCTAATTCACCTTTAGCAAATGCCTCAATTTCAGGATCACTTGCGTCATCATGTTTTTTATAAGGATTCGCTTTTGGTTTTTTAAATAGTTTCGGTTTTTCAGTTTTAGTTTCTTTTGTTTCCTCAGAAACTTCAACTGCCTTGTTTTCTTCTTTTTCCATTATTTTTCCTCTTAGGTTGAGTGCCTTATGGATAAGGGTAGCTCGGTTCCATAATTTTGTGGGCTGCTATACGTTTTGGGATAGTATCCCTTGTGTATTATCAGGTGGCACAATTTCATCTTGTTCTATTGGTTTAACCATTGACATAAATTTGTCAACGCTACCAAATCTGTTTTCAATTATTTTCTTTGACACACTAACTGTAGGTTCCCCTATACCTATTCCTGGGAATAAGTCTGCACCAAATATTTTATTAAAAACATTTTTCAAAGATGGTGTTAGGTGAACATTTAATATTCGCTTATCATCATCTTGCAAACTATTTAAGTCAATTTGCGGACTTCCTGTAGCACTTTCTGGTTGTGGTCTTTCTACTAAACCAGCACCTTGCTTTTGTTGCTGTGCCATATTGTCAACTAAACTAGACGTATCAGCAGGCTGAGGTACAAAGGGAGTTGCCCCTATTGTTCCTGTAGTTGATACTGCTGGTTCTCCTTTATAATCTATTGCCATATTTAATATCCCCCTGCTCCTGCGGCAGCATCACTTTGTGCATTAGACGAAGCTCCACCATCGTGATCATTATTATTACCACTATTATTATCATTGTTATTACCTTGAGAAGGATGAAAAGGTGTTGATACTGGTTCTGGTGTATAACTAGGTGGCTCTCCATGATCCTCTGCGTCAAATACTGTTCCTTCTTTGTATTCATTACCATAACTAGGTCCATAATTTATATCACTATAAGAATCATAGTCACCAGTTAATTCATATTCTAATTCAAAACTTTCGTGTTTACCTGTATAATAATCTGAATTTATATAATCTTTAACTAATTTTTCTTTATACTTCTCTGCACCATATGCTGTTGCTTTTGCCCCAGCTTTAACTATAGCATTAATAGGCATAAATATTCCTGCTAACCCTAATCCGTTAGATAGTGCACTAGCACCTTTTTCTA